AGTCAATAAGACAAATATCTTCTTTGAATCGAAAGATTTGATTTCGCTTAAATCGAAGACGATCACTGAAGAGTCTACACACCACGTCATTACTGCTACTAACCTCGATATTACTGCTACGACTAGTCATAAAGGCGACATCGCGGATACTGGTAATATTACACAAACTGGTAATCAAGAAGTTACTGGCAGCGTGCATGCCACAGTTAAAGTATCTACTGCGGTTCTTCTTGCAGGTACAATGGGTATTGGTACAGAAATTGGCGGTAGCGGCACCGCAACGTTTGCAGGCACAATTACGACGCAGAAATTGATTTCGGCTGAAGATATCATTGCACCGAACGTAGGTAACTAAATAGCATAAAACCTCATCCTTCTCCGTTACATTGGAAGAGGATGAGGTTTATGTCGTTAAGGTGCAGGGTGCGCTAGGATATAAGCTTCAAGATCAGCGATGCGCTGTTGCGCTGATACAAGTAATGCTTGCGCTGCTAAATACAGAGCATAGTCTGTCTTTACAGTTGAGATATTAGCCTGTCGAGCTGCTTCTATAATCTTTGCATTACTGTCAGTGAGCAATTGTGGTAACGATAAAGCTACCGTCTGTACTGTGGAAGTAATACCGATCAATTCAGCAACGTCATTAGTGATCTTAGTTTTCACATAGGTTAAGTCCAGTGAATCAGGAACAGCCCCTAAGTTAATTGCTAAACCTAACACTGTGTAAGGTACGCCACCGATATCCGGATAACTTACAATACGATTGTTTGGGACATAGACAACATTATGGTCACCAGCTTGCAAAGAGACGATACAGATGCTATTTGCAACATCTGCTTTATAATCAACCTCAGTTAATCCGTACGGCTCATAATACAAAGCAAAAGGATCGCCGCCAGCCGCAATGATGTCCGATAGTCGCCTAGCTGCCACACACATGTAACTAATATTAGGTACGAGCAATGTAGCGAAAGGAGCTGTTAATGTGTATAGTCCTGCTACACCAATAGTAGGAATAAACATTAAGCACCTAATGGGAAATTAGACTTAGCTGCCATCAGATAGTTATTTGCACCGTATCGTTTAACTACGTACAGAATATTATCACGCGTCACTTTGGTCATACCTGTAGGTACCGTACTAAACTCGCTAACATTTTCAGCAACAGGAATCATTGCGGCCAACATCAAGACCCAACCTTGCGTATTTAAACTCATACGGTTAAAGTCTTCACTGGTCGAGAAAAGTCCAATGTAGTCTGAGAAAACTTGCGATACTTCAAACAAACTATCAGTATTTTCAGGATTGCCCACAGTCATGATTGCTAACGACTTATAAGGGGTCGCCATCAGCTCAATGTGATTATCTATATGAAGACTCGGATACCCGACAATCGCTTGCTTAGTGAGGGCAACAGCGCTCTGCAAGTTAGTTACTGGAGAATATATGCCTGCTTCCAGTGTACGGTTAGGTACTGAATACTGCGTCCATAGCGGCATCAAGATAAACTCACGACGACGAAATAAGTCTGGAAAGATAACAATCCATTCGTCACGCGTATGAGTACTGTTAGCGAGAATGTAATTAACTAGTGCGTCTTGCACCGAATCAATATTATCGCCAGCAATACCGTAGAGTAACAGGTTCCAAGTAACAGGAATTTTAAATGCCGGATTATAAGGATCTACCCAATTGTAAGTCTCGGAACGAATCACACTTTCCGGATAACCATCTTTTGCTGCCTGAATAGCAATCATCGTCTCCGATGGCACTAAGGCATTGATCATGATCTGTACATCAGATGCCGGTAGAAAGAAACTGTTCAGATTCGTAACTGGCGGAACAACTACTAATTGTGACTCATCATACTGTGCCGAGAAACTTGCATCCGCAAACCAGATTTTAATGGTATTGGCAGCTGCAATAGAAGGCACAGAAATGTTTTGCCAAGATACCCATTCAGGCATCCAAACACTACCGTTGTTAACAATGGCACCGCAATTAAAATTTTGAGCGGACGAACCCTGTTGTGTAATTAAGTCTGTCAATAATTCATCAGCAAAGATTTCAGAACCACGTGCAATAGAGCGGTCGTAAATATAGCGCGCTACTGTTAAGACATGCAAACTAATCTGGTCAGTCAGTTGCGTAGCAACATTATCCTGGACAGCTAAGAAACTGGTTAAGGTGAGATCCGCTACCGTCGGCGCAGTATACAATCCTTTCTCACGCGAATACGTCAATGACTGCGTAGAGATTTCTCCGTGCGCTGCTACTACTCCAGCTACATTCGAGATGAACTTAGCGTTAGTAATAAAACCTTTAAGTAAAAACATCGAATTCTCCTGCGATTAGCTTTCTCTTTAAGAAACGAAGAATCGCGTTAAGGGTTTGACAATCTGTTTCATTGTGTTACAATGAACCTATAAAATGAATCAATAAAAGGACCATCATGTGGATTATAAAAGTACTGACTCTGCTATGGCCTTTTATTAAGGATATGGTGCTAGGCGATAAAACCTTAGCAGAAGCAATTAAAGATAACAAAAAGAAAGTAATGTTAGCACTAATGATCCTATTTTCTTTAGGATTAAACTTCTTTCTTGTCTCCAGGCTTATCATTGTATCGCAAAACTACGTCACGCTTGAAAAAGATGTCCGTCTTTATAAAGAAGGAAGTATTATAAATACTCCTAGCGCCGGGAAACCTTCTATTAAGTTACCGACTAAGAAAATAGTAGAAGAAGCATTAGCAAATACTGTACCTACAGACGATACCACTTCGTCAACTACGCCTGTAGAGAAACCTACAGTAAATATTACTAAAGTAAAACCTACTAAGAAACCAGCTACCGTCAAAAGCAATAACAGTCGTTATGCTAAGATGAAAGAAGATTTCGATAAAATTCAAGCACGCGAACAATCAGACTAAATCCTTTCTATCAAACATTCCTATCATGAAGAAACTATTATTATTGATTTGCCTATTTATAAGTGGTTGCTATAGTTTCAATAGTATCAGCGTTGATCCTGCAACGGGTAAGATTAGTCCTAAGTTGACTAAAGGGCTCATAGACGAAGTAGGGCCCGTCGCTACAACTCTTGCAGTACAAAAGGAAGCAACCGTAGTGTCCGGCGTAGAACCTAAGACAGAACTAGTATGTAGGCCATATGTTTTACCTGATATTCCAAAGACACCTGAACTCCCGATGAAGGAGCTTTTGCGTCTGATTGCTGTTTCTGATGCAGAAGGAGTAGATGCTTTACAGGTCAAACACATTGATGAGTTACGTGCATATATTTTTAAGGTTAAAAAAGATTTACGTGATTCTCATAATGACTATTTGAAAAAATGTTATACTAGTGCAGGACTTCGACCACCTACTGTCGATTAGTAACTATAGCAATTGTAACACTAATAGCAATTTTTAACGGGCTTGGCTCATTCTTTAGTGCGAACTAGAGAAGAGCCAAGCCCTATGCTGTCGTTCTTCTTTAGTAATAAAAGAAATATCTAATAACCCAAAGTATGGCCAGACCAGAAACGATCAGAGAAATGACTAAAGACACCGTAGAAGCTATTGCAATTGATTCTGAACAACAAGGAATGATTATTTACGGAGATGGTGGAGAAGGCTATGCCTGAAGTCTATCCTAATTGGGAAGCAATTGATAGGTGGATCGCTGATCAAATAGAACTCAATGGACCAGACTACTACTTTACTCCCCAAGACCTTAAAAAGATGACTGAGGAATATGGTGCGTACTGTATCTATATTCCCGCTAATAAATTTCTGTACATTGGTGCGACAAACCATTTGTACCGCCGTAGAATAAAACATATTGCAGATTTGAAGAACGGTGTGGGCGAGAATTCAAACCTACAAAAAGCATTTGATGCTTCTAGTGATGATCGAATTATGTTTTTCTTTATTCGCACAGCAGCTGACTGGGAATCTGCACTAGATATGGAACAACATCTAGTCGATCAGTACTGGGGTAATCCTAAGCTCTGTAATTTTGGTAAAAATGTTAGGAAACCTACACTCGGTGTAAAATACGATGTAAATCGTTTAGCAGCCATGTCTAACCAAGCTACTCAAAGATTTATAGATGAACCAGAAAGAAGAGTAGTGGCAGCAGAAATTGCAAAAGAACAATGGAGTAATCCAGAATCCCGAGAAGTAATGATACAAAAAGCTTTACCTAATCTCAAACTAGGTATCGAAGCTACATCACTTGCTGTAGAAGCTGGCGGTTTATGTTATCCTTCTATGGCATCTGCAGGGCGAGCTTATGGAATAAAACATGGCTCTGTGGCGAATCGTATTAAAAGCAAAAATTATCCAGACTGGATATTTGTATATCCGGGCCTAGGAGCCTCTGAAATCAACAATATGTATCCCGTATCGGAAATGAAAAAAGAAATGACTACAGACATCTTAGAAGCAGTTGAAAGCGATTCCGTTAGCCAAGGAATGATTATTTACGGAGATGGTGGTTCGAGACCAAATCCAGGCCGATCCGGTTGGGGGATTCACGGCTACATGTACAAATGTGCAGCGCCTAAGAAGTCGTCAGGTAATCCAGATTATGTTCTTACTGCTACCGGCTACGCATCCAAGATTAAAGCTGGGCTCAAAATGGGTCCTACAGCTACAGAAGAGCGGCGTGCTTTTGACCGTAGTATTGAAGTAACGCCATTGCACTACATTGATGGTTATGGTTCTTTTCATGAAGATGTCAGTAATAACGTAGCAGAGTTGGTTGCTACTATTAGTGCTCTTCGCTATGCGATGGATTATGACATTAATGATATCCAAATTTATACAGATAGCGAGTATGTCCGCAAAGGTCTGCATGGCGATAAAGGAATTGGCTGGGTAGTAGGTTGGGAGCGCAATAATTGGCTCAAAGCAGATATGACAGAGCCTGCTAATGTAGGCTATTGGAAAGAACTAGTAACAACGAAGAAACAGTTGACTGATCGAGGCGTAAAAGTTTGTATTAATTGGGTGCGCAGTCACACCGATAAGAATCAGAATGCTGAAGAGATCCTTGGTAATATTTTAGCCGATAAGCTGGCGACCATCGGTGTGATGGCTTCGAAGATGAATAAGGTAGTAACACAGATTACCAGTAGTCCTGTAGAAGGCTATTGGAAGTATGACTCTGAGAAGCATCCAATGATCGCTAATCGTCGTATGTACTTTAATACGATGAAAGAATATCTGCGGCCAGGTGAATACTATCTGGGAGAGCACGGTAAGGAAGATGATCTGTTGGGTAAGCGTATTGCTGATGGAGCATTCTCGGTAGTTATTCTGGCGACACCTGATCCTATTCTTGAGATGGTAAGGAACCATCAGTCTGTATTGGCAAAGAGTACTGACACCTTGATGATGGCTCGGTTAGATCACTTGTATCGACCTAGTACTCATGAGCAATTGATGAAGTACGGTGCAGCTGCAATGGTCCAGAGCAGCCCTTACAGGCTCGATCTCGCTTGTCTTGATGAAGAGCCATTGACGCGAGAATTACGCCCTCCTAAGCTCGCTATGCGCGCAGTGGAAAACGTCAGTCTATTAGCAGAAAAACTATACCAATTTCTCGATGGTAATAAATTGTTAATTGAGACAGACATTACGCCTATACTCTATGAGACGACGGTTAAGACCGATAAAAAAGGAGAGGTAAGTACTTCTATGAAACTCAAGACCGAGTACAACGTCGGTTTTGCAGCCATGGATGTGGAAGCCAATTACACTAACCCTACCGGGGAGATTGTAACTGCGCCTATTACCTTAACTTTAGGTATTGATTTGTTAGATCGCAACCATCTGAAACGATTGGAAGAACTTAATCCAAAAGTTAGTCTCATTACTTGGCTTGAAGCACCAAACGTATTTCGGTACGCTACGGTAATTGTGGCTGGGCAAGATCGTGGTATCTGGGCTGGCTTTTATAGCAACCTGCGCATCGTTACACCCCCTAAGTCTTAAAACGTAAAACATACTCCATGCCTTTCGAGTATTGTTTAATAGAATCGAACTAACATTCAATTGAATTTGAAAAGGATAGATAAACTCAGGTCTATCCTGTTGGTTTATGAGATACTATTATCATCCTCTATTAATCTACAGGTCGGTCTGATCTCCGGAGGGAAAGTCGGACTTACTTGCAGGAGTGAACTCCAATGTTGTTTTTCTCAAGTATGAATACAGTGATTAAGTCTTACTTCACTGGTATTCTAAATGAACTACCTAGTCGTACTAAGCGATCGATTTTCTTAGTGTCTTTAACTGCAAGGCTAAAGCCGCAAGATAAAGTCGATAACGAGATCTTCAGCAAGTTAAATCTGGCAATGAAGCTAAGTAAGCATGATTCGGCCTTGAAGCTCCCTTATGAACTTTCCCGTGCTATCTGGCGTGGTAAGGAACCATACGAGATCTTAGGTCGAGAAGAAGTCGTTGTAAGTTCTGAGAAAGCGCGTGTAGAGAACTTGATTACGCGTATTATTAATGCCATGCCTACCTGGCTTCAGTATGCAGAACGTAGTGCCATTGCTAAAGATGTGGAAGAGTTACTTGCTAACAAGTCTCTCGGATTTAGCTTTTAATAAATGTCTAACGACATAGACGCCTTATTCACACACCTCTAGCTAAACAAGAGGGTAGTGTGAATAAGGTCGTTATGCTGTTTTGATAATTGTGAGTTTCTATTAGAGCTAGTGAGTAAGTTTTTACTACTCTACTTTATTCTCTGTCAGTGGCAGAGGTGCGCACTGGCCACCTGCTATCTAGCCAGGGGGTAAAGCCGGTAGGCAATTATATTCTAATTAAGAGAGAAGAAAATATACAGTGAATCAATACACTTTAGAGAAGAGAGTAGAAGAAAGACACTACTGGGCAGTATAGCCCAGACTAGAGAGCTTACAGACCAGCCTAGCCAACGAGCTAGGCTTTTATGCTGCTAAGTTACTTTTCTTCTAAAACTTTATAGAAGTGCTCTACTGTACGATTGACGCTGGTAGTGAAAGCTAAGACTTTGTAATACGTCACTGAGAAGAACTCTAACTCAGAAGCGATCTGGAAGGCTCCATCTGCTAGATTACGAATGACATTAGGGGACATGTCATCTAACTCTTTATTTTCAATCTTACGGATAACTATCTCTAAGAGAGACTTACACTCTTGTACTTTCTTATTGAGTTTAATCCTGTCTACTGAATCAATCTGCTTAGTCGCTAAGAGACAAGCGTGAAAGACTTCTGCCCAATCCTTATTTCTGTCTACTACAGTAGCTAAGGAGCGTTGTGTGACAGTGCCTCCCTTTTTAAAGCAGTTACCAAGAGCGCTGTTGAGTTTATTACGCTCATTTGCTAATTGGGTATAAGTACGTTCAAACGACGTCGTAGAGAGCCTCTGGTCATGGTTAGTGATCAGTTGGGAGAGGAATGTAGAGTACGCCGTCATACCGGTGAGGATATTGGCTGCATGGTTCGCTGCTGGAATAAGTTCTTTGGTGTATTCCAGATAAGTGACATTAAGTCCTTCTGGAACATAGGCTGCTAGTGGACCAATATTGAAATACGGATACTTGTTGACTTCTTTGATAAAGTCTGCTTGTTGTGGCGTAATGAGGAGCTTAGGTGTCTCTGGATTAATCTCAGATGTAAAACCTGCTGCTTCTTTGATAAACGCAGGAATGGCTTTAGAGAAGAGGGAAGTAACATCAGAAGCAGAGAAGGCTTCAAGAGCGATAACTGTAGGTTCAATATACATAAATGATTCCGTTAGAATGAGTGGATAAATTCCTTTTTTATTGAGGAACCTATAAGTAACATAAAATTAAACTGAACTGACGAATACTTTGTACACTTACCACAATACAAATTTGGAAAGCAATTCGACTATGAGTTCTTATACTTATTTTACGCAATATAAACACACTCCTTGGCCTGCTTATAGCTATCAGAAAGAAGGCAGTGAGATTGTTCAGAAAGCACACGCTATTCGTATTAAAGAAATTAATGAAGCTGGCTTTACTTTAAGAGAACTTGCTGTAATAGCAGAGAAACAAAAACTGGCAAGTAGCCGCTTTCCTATTGTCGATGAACTCTATCAAAGCAATCGTCAATTCATTTTGACATTTGAGGACGATACGTGTGGTCTGTGGAAGTTAGCCGACATGAAACGAGCGAATGTACAGGTAGGCGACTATTTGTATCGTTTGGTTTCTTCTGATGGCGCTATGTTGGGATTTGCCTGGCATAAGAGTAAAGAGTTGTTTGATAAGGAATTTACCCCTATCGAGAAAGTTTAAAATGACTATTAACGATACTTTATCTGATTACAGTCAATCTAGTTGGCCTATTTATACGCGGCAATACAAAATATCGCATGTGTCGTACCAAGAAGAAAAAACGACACAGACTCACGCTATTAAGATCAAAGACATTCAAGAACAACCGTTGTCAGAAAAAGAATTAGTCTACGTAGCGTGGTTGAAAAACCCAGCTAATCCCGATAATGCTCTACGTCAGGGAAAAGCCGTCATTGATGAAATGTTTAGGAAGTTTATTCTGACTTTGGAAAATAACGAAAAAGTACCAGTAGCTGCAAACGTTGTTCGTTTTTATAAAATCGTAGTAGACGGCTATCTTTTCCGTACTATCTCACCTGATGGTAATGAAATAGGATTTGCTCGGTACGCTTGTAAAGAACAATTTGAGAAAGAATTCAGTGTCGTTTAATGTTGCGGCTTGGCCTAAGTATAACTACACTTATATCGACATGTATAAAGTAGCGCACCCTAGGCAAGCTCACGCAATGCAAGTGAAAGAAGTAATAGAAGAAGCATTCACAAAAGGACAGTTAGACAGCATAGCGATGGATCAGAGCCGTATGCCTGGTAGTCCAGTACTAGTCGATGCGAATTACCAAAGACGTCGTAGGTTTGTAGCTATCTTAGTCAATGGTGAAACAAAACCAATGTATAACTATTCTGAGCAAGCTTGTATAGAAATTCAAGCAGGAGATTATTTCTGGTCCCGAATCAGTCCTGAAACACAAAAACTAGCTACGCCAATACCAATGAGTAAAGAGCGTTTTGAGAAAGAATTCATCCATGTCTGATATTGGTATTAATACAACTAACGAGCAAGCTGAGGAAATTTATTTCAAATGGCCCCAATATTCTTGCGAGAACAAATCCAAAACTTTACGCACTGTAATAGTGAACGCTACACCTATCCTTGCAATTGAAATACGTGAGCACTTTAGAATCATCAGCGTAGAAGGCGATACGTTGACTTGGAATCTAAAAGACCCTATGGCGGTAGGAGATTATTTAGTTGCTCAGTTTAAGGGTAATTTCAATATGGAATGCTCTGTCGTTAATGCTTTTGAGTTTAGTCTGCTTTATAGCCCTAGAGTAAATTTGACTAACAAAGTAAAAGAAAAAGTATCTGATCCATTTCTGTATCATTGTACTTACTTTGTTCGTGCTGTTAAGATTAAAACCGTAAAGCCTAGAAATATCTTTAGTCGTGTAAAAGAAACTTTTAGTAAAGGTGATGCTAGAGTTTACTTTGAATTAGAACAAGACGATGAATTTCATTGGACTAGAAGTGACTTTGACGATTGCAATATAGAACCAATGGCGGGTGACTACCTCGTTAACTTTATTGACGAAGAAGGTTCTATCACTCATGCGACTTGTCTTAAAGCGGGCGTGTTTGAGAAACGCTATACCTTAACGAATAAAAAGGAATGATCATGTCCGATGATAAACAATGGCCTTTGTATAACTGCCATAAGCAAGTACGAGCAGCGAAGATTCTTAGTATTAGCACTGACATCAAAATTCTAGCGGATTACAGTGCAGCTATAGTGCTTATCACTGATTCTGACTCATTTGATGCCAATCCTGATTTTTGGGGAAAACATCAACCCAAAGTTGGCGGATACATTGTCCAGTATTTGGATGAAAATGGTAATGTTGATTACACTAGCTATTCTCCAGCTAAACCTTTTGAAAGCGGTTATACATTGACAGAGTCAAACAGAGTTAATGAATCTCCTGAAGTAAATCTTCGTAGTTTTCTGATGACTCAAATGGAAAAGAATGCTGCTAAATTTTTCCCTTTAATTAACAGTACATATAAAAAAATACAAGCCCCCCACAAAAAAACTAAGTTAGATAAAGAAATAGTTGAAAGCAATGTACCGACTGTTAAGGAAGTGAAATTTCCTATTAGCGATTATGCAATGCAAGTATTAGCTGAAGCCGCAGATCGGAAAGACGCTGCTAACGCTACTATCGTTAAAGAACAAAAAACTAACATCATGCGTAATGAACTAATAGCGCATTTGATTGGTAAGATCTTCTTTTACGGTGACTTTAAAGTAGAAACCCGTTCTGAAAAAGAACTAAGTAATCTACTACGTGAAGGTGGATTCCTTTATCAGTCAGAAAAAGAAATATTTGAAGCTATCGATAAATACGAGCAATTAAGTAATCGTCTTATCGCTACCATTCGAGATACGCAAGAAAGTCGCGAAAAGTACGTCTCTAAAATAGAGAAAGATACAGTTGTTAAAATTTTGGAAGTTATGGCAGGTATACCAGAGTTTACCAACGTTACTGCACCATTAAAGCGTGCTCTTGGCCCCACTAGAAATGGCGTTAATGATTTCATTTTGCACTTCATTGGCAAGATTTTGTTCTACAGTGACTTTAAACCAAGAATTTTTTCACAAAGATATTTAGACAAGCAATTGCGTATGAACGGCTTTCGGTACGAGACGGAAGAAGAACTGAAAGCGGGAGTGAATTTATACGAAACTGCTAATACACCAAACTCGCCGTTTATGAAAGATATACGTATTGCCTTGCCAGAACTATTTAAGAAAGAAGTCAATGGCGAAGGATATTATTGGTGTCATTCCGATGCTCCTAAACAAGCTCGCGGTATGACTTCGTCTTTTATTCATGTTGACGATGCTGGTTATTTTGATCCAAATAAGCATACAAGTGTGCGGTCGATTATCAGTGCTGTTCCTCGTAGTAATGAAACAGGTATTACTGAAACATGCAATAGTCCTCTTCCGAAAGCAGAGGAGCGCACACTTATTGAAATCATTAAAGAAACCATCAAGAATTCTGACGATAAGACTCTAATGAGTATTTCTGAGATACTGACAGTCGGAGAAAAGATAACCAAGATTCGTGCAGAAGGCATGCCAATCTCACAAGAACCTAAGTACGGTATTCGTGAGAATCGTCTTTACAATCGCGCTAGTGGTGAATTCATTCCGTTTGATGAACCTGTGTTTATCTTCCGTGCACGGGATAAGTTAGCAGCAGGAATCATTCGTCGTTATGCTGGGATTTGTAATGAGATTACTCATTTTAAAGCAGTGGTGGCCCGCGCTTCATCATTTCACCAGTTTAATGATGATCATCCAGAACGGATGAAAGAACCAGATACCGAAGTAGTAGAAACACCACCACAAGAACACGGAGTTTAAATGAGCAATATTACTGATTTGTTGAAACAAGATTTTACTCCTGCACCTATCGTAAAAGTGATGGTGAACATCGGAGCCACACTTGATATTCCTACTGGTAATTTTACAGAAGGAGCACGAGGCGAACATATCCTGAATGGCGGTTTGGCTCCACTGACAGGCGTTGTCGGTATTGGTAATAACTTTAAGTCCACTACCATGCACTACATGTTTCTTACTGCTATGGCGCGTATGAGTTATCCTGGAGCCCCTTCTACCGGTAGTACGTACGATACTGAGGTTAACATTCATGAGTGGCACTTAAATGAAATGATTAACCGCCAACGTGAATTCCAAGGCGAAGATGTGCTTCAAACTGGTCGTTGGGTTATCACTGATAAAACCCAATACAGCGGTAATGAATGGTACGTCAAACAAAAGGCTTTCTTAGAAGCCAAATTGAAGAATCAAAAAGTACTCGAAGTAGAGACTCCTTTTTGGAATCGCGATCGCACTGGCCGCTTCAAGATGAGTATACCGACGTTCACTGAGATCGATTCATTTACTGAATTTGAGACGGACGATGTTACGGCAATGCAGGATAAGAATGAGCTGGGTGAGTCTGGTGGTAATACGATTCACATGCGTCAAGGTTTGGCTAAGCTGCGTCTCTTGATGGAAGCTCCTCGTTTGAATGCCGGTAGCTATAATTACTTGCTGATGACCGCACACATCGGTAAAGAATCGACCATGCAAAATGCTGGTCCTGCTGGTAGTGTGCCAATCGTTAAGTTGAAACACTTAAAGAATGGTGACAAAATCAAAGGTACAACTGACAAGTTTACTTTCATTACGCACAACTGCTGGCATTGCTTCAATGCTTCCCCTTTGATTAATCAAGGTACGAAGAGTTGTGAATATCCGCGAGACGCAAACGACAATACGAATCTGGATACGGATTTGAACACTGTTCATCTACGTAACTTGCGTAGTAAGTCTGGTGTCTCTGGTATGGTACAAATTCTGATCGTGTCACAAACTGAAGGTGTGTTGCCTAGTCTAACTGAGTTTCACTATATCAAAGAAAACGGTCGTTATGGCTTGGAAGGTTCAGCTATTAACTATTCGCTTGCTTTGTATCCAGAAGTGAAGCTGAGTCGTACGACTGTGCGCGGTAAGATTGATAGTGATCTGAAACTCCAACGAGCGCTCAACATTACGTCTGAGATGTGCCAGATGGATGAACTGTGGCACACCATGCCAGAAGGTCTTATGTGCACGCCTAAAGAGCTGTACGATGATCTGAAGGCCATGGGTTACGATTGGAATTTTTTGCTCGAACACACGAGGGGCTGGTGGTCACTCGATGAGAATCACGAACTATTGTTTCTATCAACAATGGATCTACTTCGTATGCGTCAAAACCTCTATGTGCCATTTTGGATGGATAAGTCCTTTGTACCTAATGCAGCGGTAGTTAAAGTTATTGCTACTGCTAAAGCTACACCAACACGTTCTACTTCAGCATACATTGCAGTAGAGATGTCTGACTAAACCAAATGAGTGGAAAGAATAATTATTCAAGTACACTCAATTAATTATAAACCAAAGGAATCCTAATGCGCGAACTACTAGATGAAGATGGCGAGAACCGCGCTGTCCGTACTTTCTTACAATTGATTTATGGCGGAACAACTGGTTCCATTACTACGGAGAAGATGAGGAATCATCTTGCAGGTTCTGAATGGGGAGCAGAATTTGTTCCTGATTGGGCTAAAGAAAACATGACGCTCACTAAAGCTGGTGCGCAGATGTGGTTGCGCCACTTGCTTGATATGGAAACTAAAACTGTAATCGAAGCTTGCCCATTTAAAGTAGGCGATCACGTCGAAGCTAAAGAACCGAATGTCTGGAAACACGGATACTTCTCAGTACTACTTGATCCTAATCTCTCAGTAACCGCCGTCCGAAGCGTAGGTACTAGCGGGGATCGTTTTCAAATTCAAACTAATCCTCCTATTATTCCTAAGGACGGAGAGACTATCGGATGGGCAGATTTTAATCACTTTAAACTGAAAGAAGAATCTAAACCGATTATTCTTGGGGTAGATTTTGGAATCATTCCGCCTAAGTTTAAACAGCACTCTATTGTCCAGCACGTAAAGACTGGCGGCTACTATCACGTCGTTGCTACCCCTGAGGTTTGTAAAATTGAAGCTAGTGGCGAGCCCGCCTATTCTTATCGTAAACTTATTGTCCATCCAGACGGTAGCTTTGAAGACGGTAAAGATGTGTGGGTACGTGGTCAAACAAACATGGAAGATGAAGGTCGCTTTAAACTTATTACATTAGCCGATATTGCAGCAATGCTTAATAGAGATCCAGAATATTACTCTAAAGTTAAAGCCGTTATGGAAAGGGCGGCAGCAATGAACAAAAGAATCGGAGAACTACCATTCGACAAAGAAGTAGATTACGTTCTTTCAGTAGAAGATGGAGTGCCTAACCCATTGCATTTTGGTAACATGTATTCTGGTATTAAAAATGTAACACCGGCTATTTTAGATACAACACCTGATCCAGATCAATTAAAAGAAATCTCAGTAGTAAATACTAAACCTTTTGAATCAGATATCGGTTCGAAGAATTCTATTATTGTCGATATCATGCGTCATCACGGTATTTGGAAATTAGATAATGAGATTCCAATATCGATTGCGCAAATTGAAGAAGACATCGATCGTTTTTATTCATGTGTATATTCAAACACGTATTCTACTTAAGGAGTAAGGAGAACAATATTTTCGATATTGCTATTATGGAAGAAGGCTGGATCGATTCTAAGGAACGTCCACCTGAACCCGGTTTTATTGTTAAACGTTGGAACCACAAGAACGGACCTCGACTGTGGGCGGGGTTCTTCAGTGGGGATGACAAAATGAGTAACTGTGATGCGTGGAAAAAGATTAGTCTTTAAGGATAAAGTAATGAGTAAACTTGTTAACATGCCTGAGGGATGTAGAAGACCATTAGCCGAAGGCCAGTGGTATGCCTGCTGTGGTGCTCGTGAATTTGATTCAATGCCTGTTTTATGTACAGAATGTGGCGGAGAGTTTATTCTAAAAGACCCTTCCCCTAAGCTTAGTGCAAATATCAAGCCTTGCATTAAGGACAATTAATATTGTTAAGAAGAAACATTTGAGGACACCTGTTAATTTATTAGCAATAGTTTCTTACGTCAGTTTTCAAAATAATCGATTTAAATCAGGATTCCTAACTAAAATGTTTCCTGTGCTTAATATTATTAAGGTAAAAAAATATCATGAATACCCATAATGTAGAAGATGTAAAAATTGTCCCTGAAGGAGAAGTGTTTGTTCCCTTCTGTCAGGTAGGAGAAACGCCAGTGCAACCAGAAACCACGTTCACCGCTACGCCAGACGATCGTCGTAAGGAAGCAGTCCCTGCTGCCCAAGACCGTCGCAAGACTGCCGCTACAATCGCCACCGTTGTGCCAGACAATCAGAATGATCTCGTAGGTCGTATTACGACGATGCTCTCGATTGCTGCTCATCCAAATCCTACGCTTTGGACCGCACGTCTTGAAGCAGATGCTTACAACATGGATCGTCCACTAGAGGTCCGTCAGTATCTCATCAATCGCGCACTACGTCTTATCTTGGGTCAAGGTGTAAACACCATGGATGTACGCTACTGCTTGATTGAAGGCACTACGGATCGCTGGCTTGAGCTTGTACAACAAATGGTCGTGCCATGTCTCGTAGAACAGAACCTACCCCGCACGCAGAGTTAGACAACTTTGAGGTAAAGTGCATTGTAGCTGGTAGTCGCGGTTATGATGATTATGCATTTTTCTCTAAAGTTATTTTCGATCATATCGAACGATTCTTTAAAGGAAGAAGCTTAATCTTTATTTCAGGGAAAGCTAAAACTGGTGCAGATGCCATGATTATTCGGTTCTGTAAAGAACACGGATTTCCTTGGGCAGAGTTTCCTGCTGACTGGGATGACGTCAAAGCTCCAGGTGCTGTTGTTCGACCTAATAAGATTACAGGTAAGCCTTACAACATCGTAGCGGGACATCAGCGTAATCGTCAGATGGCAATAGCTGGTACGGATCTTCTTTCATTCTTTGACGGGTCCTCTAAAGGGACGCTGAATATGATTGCTACTGCAAAAGAATGCGGTATTGAAAATCCATACACTATTGTTATCGACGTCAAGAAAGAACCTCGCTATGACCGTAAAGAACCGAAAAGCCGCTGAGCAAGTTATCTACGAGTGGATTGAAAAAATGTTGCCCGGCTCCGAAAATGTGTCAATTTACAAGTCTTTGTTCGCTGCAATGAATGACGATGTGTTTGAAGAATTCATGATGAAGTTAGAGGATGGTAGCGCTCGTTTAGCAATCATTGCTCCTAACCTCTCTGACCTTAAACTTTCTGTTGAACGTAACTTAAAGCTAGGCGATGAATTAGGTCATAAATTCTTTGAACGCATTTGGATGGACGGAGGCAATGAAGTCCCTCCTTACTTGTCTCCGCAAGAATATTTAATTGTCGACTTACCGTTACGTCGTCAGGCTCAGCTTTTAGTGAAGAAGATCTCGATTCCGGAAGATACGAAATCGATTGATGACTTTACAGGACAACCTACTGGTAAATCAAAAGGAAGTAAAATCTCTTACCCTGAGATCCAGATTATGGCAGCATTGAATTTGGATGAAAGCTTAACAGAGATGTTAAAGTATCGGGGCGGAGATGTTAAAGGTTTCGATGCCATGAACACACAGATCTCTAAATCAGGCGGTGTAAGTTTGAAGACGTTATCGTCATTGAAAACTACTGTTAAGTCAACTGAGACGCTGCATACTTTGCTTACCGCGTGCCATTTCCAAAATACCTTGTAAATATTTAACTATATTGGAATCTAAGGATGAAGTCAAGTCTGTCCGGAGAGGACAAAAAAGCTGTAGGTTTCTACACTCTTAGCAACAGTGAGACTGACGAAACCTACGCAGGTAGTGGTATTTTAGGTAAGCGTGAAAGCTTTCACTTTAGAATGCTTCAGGCAGGTAAGGAAGGAAGGATGAATACTAAAGGGAAACCGATCGTTCATCCTAACTACAGGCTTCAAAAAGCTTTTAATAGAAATCAGAATTTTGATTTTAATGGTGTAGTTGTAGGTCCTGATGATCCTGACAATCAAAATAGATTTGTTGCTTTACAAATAGAACAGTCTATTATTGATGAACATTTCGGTAAAAAGAAATTTCTTAACTTAGCATCAGATGTGCTCGCTTGTTTTTCAGGTAGAAAACATTCTGAGGAAACTAATGAAAAGAATCGTCAAGCAACTACAGAACGTTGGGAAGATCCTGAGTATAGAGCTAGAACCATAGCGGCTCAAAATGAAGGACGTGCTAATCTAACACCTGAAGAGATCGCTCTTTATACGGAGAATCGCAGCATAGCCATTAAGAAAAGTTATGAGAATCCTGATCGTAAACGTTTGATCGGTCAAGAACGGGGCGAAGCTTTCAAAGAACACGATAGTAAAGTTATTACTGATAAATGGAAAGACCCTGTTTATCGCGCAAAACAGATGGCTGAACGCGCAAGTAGGATTCAGCCTAACCGACTAAAGGTTTCTCTCGATGGTATTGTTTATAATACGATGACTGAAGCAGCAGATGCTGTTGGTGTCAGTAGAGCCACTATTGGTAACCGTATCAGCGCCGGTACGCATCCTGCGTGGTTTTATGTAGAATAACTACATTTAGAAGATCAATAAATCATGGTAAATGTTCCTTTAACGACTGAACAGATGGTTGTTGCAGTTGAAACGTTTCAAGCCGCGTACGAACAGGTAATGAGCAAGTACGCTGGCGATGGAA